GACGAGCCCCTGGCCCGGAGCCTGCGGTGTGAATCACCCGCTCCTGTCCGAATCTGTCGTTCGTTTTCAGTCACAGGCAATGAGCGAGATCTTTCCGGCATCGGGACCCGTGAAGACAAAGATTCTCGGAAAGATCGATGACGAGAAAACCAAGCAGGCTGCGCGTGTCCGCGACCACATGAACTTCCTCCTTACGGAGAGGATGACCGAGTATCGCAACGAGACTGAAAAATTGCTCTTCAGTCTCCCTTTGGCGGGGTCAGCTTTCCGAAAGATTTACTACGACCCCAACATGGGTCGCCCGTGTTCGATGTTTATTCCTTCTGAGGACATGGTGGTGTCCTACGGCGCAGCCGACTTGATGACCGCTGAGCGGGTCACGCACGTTATGCGCGTAGATGGCAATTCTGTCCGAAAGATGCAGGTGTCTGGGTTCTACCGCGACGTAGAGATTGGTCATGGTGCGCCGCTCACTGGAGATATTCAGGAAAAGTACGATAAGCTCACTGGGGACGATCCCTCGCGCATCGATAGTCGCCACACTATCTTGGAAATGCACGCGGCGGTTGATCTTCCGGGCTACGAAGATGAAATTGATGGGGAGCCCACTGGCGTTGCGCTTCCTTACGTAATCACTGTAGATAAAGCATCTTCTGAGATTCTTTCGATCCGAAGAAATTGGAACGAAGATGATGAGAAGAAGCTTAAGCGCGAACACTTCGTTCATTACGAATATGTTCCGGGCCTAGGGTTCTACGGTTTCGGTCTAATCCACCTTATCGGAGGGATTTCAAAATCAGCAACCTCACTCCTGCGACAACTTGTAGATGCCGGAACTCTGTCAAATCTTCCCGGCGGCTTGAAGGCCAGGGGTCTTCGGATCAAGGGGGACGATTCTCCGATCATGCCCGGGGAGTTTCGGGATGTCGATGTTCCCGGCGGGGCGATCAGGGACAACATCACATTCCTACCGTACAAGGAGCCCTCCAACGTACTCTACCAGTTGCTTGGCAATATTGTGGAGGAGGGGAGACGCTTCGCTTCGCTGACGGACGTGAAGATCAGCGATATGAATCAGGAGGCTCCGGTAGGTACGACCTTGGCTCTTCTGGAACGGTCGATGAAGGTGATGTCGGCGATTCAAGCCAGACTTCATGCCGCGATGAAGCGGGAGTTCCGTGTACTTGCCAACATCGTACACATCGAAACTCCGGATGATTATGAGTACGATCTTGGTGGTGAAGAATCTGCTAAGCGAGATGACTTTGACGAAACTATTGACGTAATCCCTGTTAGCGATCCGAATTCTTCGACGATGGCTCAGCGGATTATGCAGTATCAGAGCGCATTGCAACTCTCTGCTCAGGCACCTCAGATGTACGATCTGAGAAAGCTTCACCGACAGATGCTAGATGTTCTTGGAATTCAGGATGCGGATGACATTATCCCCTTGGAAGATGATGTTAAGCCCACGAATCCCGTATCCGAAAATATGGAAATGTTGAACGGTAAGCCTGCTAAGGCATTCATTTTCCAAGATCACGAAGCGCACATTCAAACTCATATGGCTGCAATGCAAGACCCCAAGATTGGTCAGATGCTTCAGCAAAGTCCTAATATCCAAGCGATCCAGGGTGCATATATGGCTCATATCACTGAGCATCTTGCATTCCAGTATCGCTCCGATATCGAAGAGCAGCTTGGGTTCCAGCTTCCGCCCCCGGATGAGAAGCTCCCCGAAGAGATCGAGGTCAATCTTTCTCGACTTGTCTCTCAGGCCGCCAACCAGTTGTTGCAGAAGGATCAAGCCGAAATCCAAGCGCAGCAGGCTCAGCAGCAAGCTCAAGATCCTGTTCTCCAGATGCAGCAGCAGGAGCTTCAGATTAAGGCTCAGGATGTTCAGCAGAAGGGTGAGCTTGGTCAAGCCAAGATTCAGGCCGAGATGCAAAAGGCTCAGATGCGTAATGAAGCTGAAATGCAGCGCATGATGTCTAAGACTGAGCAAGATCAGCAAAAGATGATTATGGACATGATGAAGCAGAAGGCTGAGCTTGAAGCAGACATGATTCGTACTGTTGCCCAGATTCAGGGAGATCTTTCTAGGCAGAGCATTGCAGATAGGTCTGAGCTTGAGCGCGCTGAGCTACGGGAAGAATCTGCGATCTATCGCGAGCGCGAAGACTCTCGTAGTCGGGAGCGGATTGAAGGCGCGAAGATTGGATCGAATGCAACTTACGATATGATTAAGCTTGAGCAGGACAAGTTGCTCAAGGTTGCTGAGATGGAGCTTGAGCGGGCAATCGCTGATGCGAATATTTCGGCTAAGAATCGCAAAGAAATTGACGATAGTCTTAATAAGTATCTAGATATGATCAATAAGACAGTTAATGTTGAGAAGGATCGTCAAAGCCGAGAGTATATCGAGGGAGCAAAGCTCGGTGTTCAAACTATGGTTCAGGCTCGTAAAGACGATCTTGAGAAAGAAAAGCTTGATAAAAGCGTAGAGATTGCCGAGATCGGAGTTGAAAAGACCGAGATCGCAACACATAATGAGGAAGACGAGGGGGAATAATTGCCTGATTCATGGTCGGAATCCTACAAGAAAAGGATTCGTGAACTTCTCAACGACTACGCCGATACTGTTTCTGGTGGTTCTGCCAATGATTTTTCTGAATATCGAAGGCTCTGCGGAGTTATCGAAGGTCTTGCTATTGCCGAAAGAGAGTTTTTAGATCTTATTTCAAGAATGGAAATTGTCGAAAATAGCTAACTAAATATTTTCGCCCACGGTGGGCGCAAGCGTTCCTGGGTCGCTTAAACCCAGAGCAATGGATAGGTAATGACTAAAACAACTTCTTTGGAGGAAAAGAGATCTTCTCGCACAGCAACGCAACTTCCCGAGCCCACGGGCTGGAAAGTGCTTATTGCTTTGCCTGAGGTAGAAGAGAAGACTGAGGCGGGTATTTACAAGCCCGATAAGGCTTTGGAGATCGAGGCAGTTTCTACTGTCCTCGGTTGCGTTCTGAAGATGGGTCCTCTTGCCTACAAAGATGAGAAGAAGTTCCCGACCGGCCCTTGGTGTGAAGTGGGCGATTGGGTTTTGATGCGGGCATTCTCCGGAACCCGGATCAAGATTCATGGGAAGGAATTCCGTCTCATCAATGATGACACCGTTGAGGCCGTGGTTGACGACCCTCGCGGTGTTGAAAGGGCTTAAAAATGTCAGGAGATCTTAGTTTTAGTTCTGAAGATGACATCAATGTTGATGTCGTTGATGATCGACCGGAGGGGGATCGAGTTTCTCCCAGGGCCGATTCAGATCAGATGGATCTTGATGAAGAGATCGAGGGTGTTGATAACCGTGTAAAGAAGCGGATCAACCGTCTTAAGTATGAGTATCATGAGGAACGCAGGGCTAAAGACGCTGCTGACCGAATGAGAAATGAAGCTGTGGCACACTTGCAGAGGATGCAAGGGGAAAATGTCCAGTTGAGAAATCTTCTTCAGCGTGGAGAAGGTGTATTGCTAGAGGAGATGCGAGCTAGATCAGAAGGAGAGGCGCAAAAGGCTAAGGCTGCATATAAGCAGGCTTACGAAGAGGGTGACTCTGATGCCTTGGCCGATGCTCAGGAGAAAATGGTTCAGGCGACTCATGACGTTCAAATGGCGTCATCTATGTCACCCGGATCTATTTCTAATAATGTTCCGAGAACTCCTGCTCCTTCTTTCATGCAGCAAAATCCGCAGGCTAACCAGGGCGCTCAGGTTCCGAATCCTGATCCCCAGGCTGTCGAGTGGATGGGTCGCAATCCTTGGTTTGGAAAAGATGAAGAGATGACCTCATTTGCATATGGGGTTCATGAAAAGCTCGTTTTGAAGGATGGAGTTAATCCTCGTTCTGACGAGTATTATGCGCGCATTGATGAACGAATTCGGGAAGTATTTCCCGAGAAGTTTGGTGGGGAAGAAAGTCGAGGCGAGACTGCTGTGACCCCCCGGACTAACACGGTTGTAGCCCCTGCATCGCGCAGCACGGGATCGCGACCGCGCACAGTGCAGCTTACCGCCACCCAGGTCGCTCTCGCCAAGAGGCTGGGTATTACACCACAACAATACGGCGCACAATTGCTCAAGGAGCGAAATAAATGACTGAAGATAATCGCGCGAACCGCGAAAGCGAAGTTCGTGCAAATGAAGCGGATCGCGAAGAGGAAAAGAGGGAAGAGAGTTGGACTCCTCCGTCTCTTCTGCCTACGCCTAGCCCTCAGGATGGGTACGTATTCCGATGGATTCGTACCCGTATGCTTGGGACTGAAGACAATATGAATGTGTCTAAGGCGTTTCGGGAAGGTTGGGAGCCTGTAAAGGCTGAAGATCATCCTGAGTTGATGGGTATGAATGACTTTCGATCTCAGTTCTCCGAGAACTTTGAACAGGGTGGACTTCTGCTCTGCAAGATGTCTCAGGAGAAGATGAATCAAAAGCGAGAATATCTAAAACAAAAGGCAGATAGTCAGATGGAGGCTGTCGATAACAGCTTCATGCGGGAGAATAATCCTCGTATGCCCCTCTTGAAGCCCGAGCGATCTACTAAAGTAACTTTTGGTGGTGGTGAGCGGTAAGAGGTTTATCGTGGGCTATCACCAGAAATATTAGGAGATAGCCAAATGGCTTATGGACTAATTCCGATCCAGGGAGGACCCGGTCAGTATAATTCTGGTGGGTTTGAAGAGTTTCGGATTACAGACACTGAAGACATCTTCAATGGTGATCTCGTTGTTTTGGCAGATGATGGGGGTATCAGTCGCATTGCGAATGGAACCAGCCTACCTTCTGCTGCCGCACCGACCCTTGGAGTTTTTGTTGGGTGTCGATATGTAAGTAATGCAGGCACGCCTACTTGGGGTCAGTATTGGGACTATAGTAATAGTGCTAGTGATGCATACGGTTTTGTTGTAACGAATCCTTATGCACAATTTAAGGTTTCTGGTGTTCATGCAACTGCCGCAACATGGAGTGACGCGCTGACGGGAGAGTTGATTAATCCGACTATCGCGGCAGGCAGTACTTCTACCGGCAACTCTGGAACCTATGTTGACCTTGATGATACGGGTGATGCCGATGATGCACTTCGCATTATTGATGTTCTTCGTAATGAACAAAATGTTTCTGTCGAAAAGACGACTTGGGACATTGTCGTCCAGTTCAATGCGCTGACTAACCTGCGCAATACTGGCGTTACCTACTAGGAAAGGAGGTAAATAGATCATGGCGATTTCACGCGCACAAATGATGAAGGAACTCCTCCCTGGGCTTAACGCACTGTTTGGGTTGGAGTATGAGAGTTACGAGAACGAGAGTGAAGAGATCTATGAGACGGAATCTTCGGAGCGAGCTTTTGAAGAAGAAGTGAAGCTCTCTGGTTTTGGTCAGGCCCCGGTTAAGTCTGAGGGTTCGGCCATTTCCTACGATACGGCTCAGGAAGCATTCACTGCTCGATACACGCACGAAACTGTTGCAATGGGTTTCTCGGTTACCGAGGAAGCGATTGAGGACAATCTGTATGACAGCCTTTCGGCTCGATACACGAAGGCCCTTGCTCGCTCGATGTCCTACACCAAGCAGGTGAAGGCAGCATCGCCCCTGAACAATGGTTTTAGCAATTCATTCCAATCTGGAGATGGTGTTAATCTTTTCACCATTACTGGTGATGGAGTGACTGGTGGTGATGGTCATCCCTTGGTGAATGGCGGTACGAATGGAAACCGTCCTTCTACCATGTCTGATCTGAACGAGACGAGCCTTGAGCAGGCTACGATTGATATTGCTGCTTGGACGGACGAACGCGGTCTTTTGATCGCTGCCCGCCCTCGCAAGCTGATCATTCCGCCTGCAAATATGTTTGTTGCCACTCGTATTCTGGACACTGAACAGCGTCCCGGTACGGCTGACAACGACATCAATGCTCTGCGTAACAACGGGACCATTCCGGAGGGTTATCGTGTTAACCACTTCCTGACGGATACGGACTCTTGGTACCTGATCACGGATGTGCCGAATGGCATGAAGCACTTCGACCGTGTTCCGCTTAGTACGGGCATGGACGGAGACTTCGACACCGGCAATGTTCGATACAAGGCCCGGGAACGCTATTCCTTCGGGGTTAGCGATCCTCTCGGGATCTACGGAAGTTCTGGCGCAAGCTAGTCTTCATCGGGGGAGGGTCAATAGTTGGCCCTCCCCCTTTTTCTTTCTAACCAAACCCGGCAGACTTAATAGGACAGCACGCGGACTGTCGGGGTAAGTTGCGTGCAACGAGGTATACAAAATGGGAACGACACGATTTAGCGGCCCTTTACTTTACAGTGGAAATGGGAACTCAAACGAGTGGTTTACCAATCTTCCGATTGGGATCAACCCGGACTACAGTGTTTTGTTTGACGACTTCCTTGGCATCGCGATTGATACGACCAACGACTGGGACTACGATCAAGTTAGTTCCGGAACGGCGGGCATTACTGCTGATACCCTCAATGGATGGGTCAATCTCACTGGCACTGGTTCCGATAACACCGGAGCCGCGCTTCAGTCGAATGAGACTTTTGGCGTTGTTGCTAATACTAGAATTTACTTTGAAACGACCGCCGCATTGTCAGACGCAGATCAAACCGATTTCTTTGTCGGTCTTTGCGAAAATGGCACAGCGAGTACAACGGTTCCGTTTGCAACAAACAATCAGATTGGCTTTTTGGTTGCAGATGGCAGTGCCGACATCTATGCGGTATGCGACAGTGGTGGTACAGAGACTAAGACGGATACTGGAATTGATTTTTCGGATGGAGTTGCTTCCGGCTCGGGATTGACGAATTCAAGACGCCTTGGGTTTTCTATTACCGGGACTGGACAAGTTGACTTCTACGTTGATAGATCCAAGGTGGTCACGACTACTTCGAATATTCCGACAGCAGAGCTTGCTGTATGGATTGCACAGGTTGCTGGTGAGGGTGCCGCGAATCCTGCGTATGTAGATTATGTCCTCTGTGTACAGCAGCGTGTTACCGATGGTATGACCCAGTATTCGGTTCAGCCTTAATTGGTTGCTTTATAATCTAAAGGGGGCACCTTCGGGTGCCCCCTTTCCTCACTTTTACTTATTTTCCATTATAGATATCGAGGTGCGCGATGGGCGATAACATTTTATGGAAAGACCTTTCGGTTAAGTACCATCTGGGCTCCTCGGCTGATACGGTTCAGGTCACAACCACGCGATCTTCTTTTTATGGAATTCACGTAGCGCCAGCCGCTGGTGACGCATCGATTGCGCTGTTTAATTGGGACGGTCAAGGAAGTGCGCCTACGGGTGCGACTAACGCCAATCTGAAGCTCTGTTTTAACACTGGAGATAGCGGTGCGAATCAGCCTATGGGCGGGATATGGGTTCCCATGCCCGGGGATACTTCAATCCTTTTTGAGGACGGGATGTATATAAATCTTCGCGGACACTCCACTGACTACGCAGTCGCAACCTCTATCACTGTGTTCTACACGTTCTAGATAATTATGAAGTATATAAGAACTAAGCTAATTGAAGATTTTGATCCTGACCAGCAGATATATACTGGCCCTGGTGAGCTTTTAGGATTTATCTATAGCAGGCATAGTCTAGAAGATAAGCCAGCAGGCTTCGCCATTTACGACGGGACTGCTGACACTGACCCTCTTCTCATCAGGATAAGTAGTGGTAACTCGGGTTCTAACACTCAGCGAACGCCATCGGTCGATATGTTTCCAGACGGGACATCCATAAAATTTAAAACTGGGCTTTATTTCAAGCACTTTTCAGGTGATTTCACATCACCAAATAGCTTTACTGCTTTCTTTCAGGCATAGTTTGGAGTTTTAAAATGAGTGTATTTTCAAATATAGCTAGTTACTATGTCTCAGATGATAAGAGTGGTAAGTGTGTCGTTAATGGGAACTGTAGATTCTTGGGTGTTCAAGTTGCTAGAGAATCCTTATCAGGAAGTACAAAATTGCAAGTTTACGATCAGGGCGGAACTGTCGGTAGCTCTGCTACTCCATCGGCAGGTAATCTTGTTATAACACTGGATTTCTTTGATGAGGGCAACAAGGAAAGAACTCCCTACTATATGATTCTTCCTAGGGGAACTTCAGTGAAAATGGACGACGGTATCGTTGTCGAGTTAGACGGTGGCAACCAAGACTTGTTTACCGTTACTGTTTTTTACCAGCAGTAGCTAATAACAATGTCATCTATCAGCATCTCTAGCGTAATTTGGGCCGCTCTAACGATGCTGGTAACAGCAGTTGGATCTTTGTTCATGCTTATCTATGCCCATGCGGGGGAGCCTACCCATCCTATGGCTTCACATAAGGATGAGGTGACATCTCTCCAAGTTCGCGTGGAAGGCATTGCTGCTGACACGGAAAATAACAAGTTCGTTCTGGAAGAAGTGAAGAGCGATTTAAAGGCTATGCAAGTAGAGCAACGGGCTTCAACTGAGACGATACTCAGGGCTATACGCGACAGCAGGTAGAGGTACGTTTAGTGGCAACTTCAGGAACTACAGCATTTAGCCCGGATATCGGAGAGATTGTCGAGGAAGCCTTTGAAAGGGCTGGCCTTGAAATGAAGTCCGGTTATGACCTGCGTACTGCCAGACGCTCTATTAACCTGATGATGCTTGAGTGGCAGAACAGAGGAATTAACCTTTGGACTGTTAAGTCGGCCACAGCTTCTTTAGCTAAAGGAGCTGAAGAGTATATTTTGGACTCGGATACCATTGCAGTTCTTGAGATGTGGGTAAGGACGGATAGCGGCGTACTCGCGAGCCAGTCCGATTACCATCTCAATAGAATCTCAAGGGATACTTATTCTGGAATTCCAAATAAGTTGACTCAAGCCAGACCTTTGCAGGTTTATATTGATAGGCAGCAGAATTCTACCAAGGCAATACTGTGGCCTGTTCCTGACGAAGACAGCAAGTACGTACTCCATTACTACTTCCTTAGAAGAATGCAGGATACAGGCTCTGGGAGTTCTTATGATCCGGATGTTCCGGATAGGTTCTGGCCCGCTCTTGCGGCAGGACTGGCTTATCAGGTTTCGTTAAAGAAGGGTGTCGAAGGGCAGAGAGTTTCGGCGCTTAAGCAGCTTTACGAAGAAGAGTTTGACAGGGCAGCAGGTGAGGATCGCGAGAAAGCGCCACTTCGGTTTGTCCCTGGTGGATACTACAGTTGAGCGATTATGCGCTCGGCAAGAAAGCTATTGCCGTATGCGACAGATGTGGCTTTCAATATAAGCTGCACCAGTTAAAGCCTCAGTTTACAGACTTGAAAAATACTGGTCTATTGGTATGTCCTACTTGTTTAGATGAGGAGAATCCTCAGCTTCAACTTGGTAGGTGGCCTGTCGATGATCCTCAGGCTGTAAGGAATCCAAGGCCGGATACGGGGATGGAGGCCAGTAGGTATGGGGACAACGTCCGGTGGGAATTTTCTGACAGTTCGGATAACTGGGTTTCTTCAAGAAGGGGTGTAATTACAGAAGGGACTGTAAAAAGTCTTGCCACTGGCACTACTGTTGGATCTTTCGGATGGTCACCGGACGGAGAAAAGATTGTTTTTAATCTAACGAGTACTGGTTCTTTAGGTACAATTACAACCCGTACTCTCGTACCAATCGTTACTACATTCCCTTCTTCAGGAAAGGGTGATGTAGATACTTACCCTTCATATTCTCCCGATGGAACAAAGATAGCTTTTGTGAGCGGCCCAACGGGAGAGGCGGATGGTAATCAAATTTATACTATGGACGCAGACGGAAGCAATATAAGTTCTGCTCTTACTTCCCACGCTAAAGCCAGTTCTATGCCTAGGTGGAGTCCTGACGGGAATCAACTTGTTTTTTACAGGCACGTCAGCACTAGTCCAGATGTTTACGATATCTACAGAATTGATGCAGATGGTAGCAATGAGACTAGGCTAACTGACTCATCTTCTACTGCGGGTAAAAATACTTACTACGCAAACTATGCACCCAGCTTGCCTAAGAAAATTGTTTTCAGCAGCGATAGAAGTGGCGACTGGGAAATATATCAAATGGATAATGATGGAAATAATATCACCAAGATTTCAGATAACTCTTTATCTGAGTATTGGCCTGATTATTCTCCTGATGGAAGTATGATTCAGTACTTCGGGCCATATACCGGAACAGATCCCGTTAATTGGGAAATTTCGACAATGGATTGGGATGGATCAAATCCTTCCCGATTCACAACTGTTGATGGTTCTCCTAGAAATTATGATGGATCATGGGGACCTACTGGAAATTACATTGGTTACATCCACATAGATGGATCTTCCTACACTATACGAACAAGCTCATACACGATTGCCCACTCTGGGGATGTTTCCACAACTCTAACTTATAATTCTAGCGATAATACTATTTCAGTTGCTGGTGTATCTGGTCAGCGGCGGCCTTCTATAATGATCTCAGATACCGCAACTGGTTCTTCTTCTATTTCTATTGATGCATCTAAATACAATTACGTGAGAATGGCAATAAAGAAAGATTCCAGTTGGCTATCTAGTTCTGGCGGTTCGGGTTGGAGTGGTAGGCTTTTCTGGAACACTTCTTCTGGTGGTGACTTTTCTTACAGAAAAAGTATTTCCGTACCTGAACCCAGTTGGAATTCAATGGGAGATCCTTACGTAGTATTGGTTTGGGAGGTTGGGGAAGAATCCGACTGGACCGGAACTATAGATAAGTTGAAAATTGAATTGAACAATATTGAGCTATATGAGACTTGGTCTTCTTTGGGTTCATATACAATTGATTACATTAGAGTAGAGGCCGAGTAGGAGATTTTTATGCCTAATGTTAACGGTAAAAAATTTGATTACGGAACCGCTGGTGTGAAAGCTGCCAAAAAGGAAGCTGCAAAAACCGGCAAGAAGATTACATATAACTATGGTGGAGGAGGCGTTGTGCCTAAGGGGAATAAGGAAAAGAAATCATCGCTTTCGGGGCTGGAATCAGGTTTGAAGTCAGGGCTGATGTCAGGAGTTGGATCGGGGCTCATGGGTGGCGTAAAGGGTCACAGTAAGGCTGTTGAAGATGACATGAAGAGGGTCGGTAATGATTCCGGAAAGCCTAAGAAGTACAAGGGTGGTGGTGTGGTTCGCGGTGCAGGCGCGGCCACTCGCGGAATCAGATTCTATAAGGGCTAGTTAAATGGATTACACGGCTCTGGTTACAGCGATACAAGATTACGCCCAGAATGATGAG